TGGTGAGTCCGAAAGTTCGTCCAGTGGTGGTGGAGGCGGTAAAGGAGGTGGCGGTGGTCAAAAACAAAAAAGCAGGCAAGAAAAAGTAGGTAGAGGAGCTCTCATAGGTTCCGGTGACTTTGTCGCCATCAGGAACTCCGGCAACATCAGGGACACGGGTCAGGATAATTTTAGGTTCAACTCCTCTATCACTCACGTCAATACCAAGCAAAACTTTATCAAAGGAGTTAATCTGAATTACACTACCGGTGAGAATGTTCTGAATACTACTCTATACGGTTCCTACAAACATAAAGGGTTTATGGGGGTATTCTCCAATTCGGTGATGACTAACTTTAAGACCGATTGGTTCAATACAGTCACTGCTCTAACAGCTCAAAAGGCAGGTCCTGTAACGATGATGGCAGGGACTAACTTTACGGCCGGGCAGCTGGGGAAGAGCTGGTTCCAGAACTGGTCTTTGATCGGAGGAGGGTTCACTAACTTTAAAGGAGGTAGGACGGTAAGCGGGAACTTAATGATGCTGGGGGTTTACTCTCCTTACATCTTTTACTACCAAGGCCAGTGGTACAGTTCAGGGATGCTGCTGGTACCTCTTGCTAACATAGACTTTAAACTAACAGATAAATTTAAATGGAGTATATCTTTCTCTGGTGCCTATCAGTGGAATGCAGAAATACTTAACTACCAGATATCAACAGGAACAAAAATGTTATTATGAAAAACTTAGTACTACTAGCTCTACTACCTTTAAACATATTAGCTCAGACTTCCGAGAATACTCAGACTATATCCGATGTTACTTCAATACAGTATATTGATTTTGACAACGATGTTATGAGTAGCTCCAACGTATCGGTTGGGTACCTAGGTGATATGAGGATATTGAGTTACAACCTAACCTATGAATGGGGTAAAGAGAATGTAACAAATGGAATATTTGCATCCAATACTCCTTTCTTCAAGTACACCAAAGTAGGGTACAGTCATAGTAGGTCTAAAACTCTTAAGAATATAGATAGAACAACCTCATACGGAATGACGGTATCAGCATTTGCCGATCATTCGGCTGTAGCAATAAGCCCTTATTTTAATCAGATTTACGAGTTTAGAAATAATACCAAACTTGGATACACTCTCTTTATCAGAGACAATACTCACGATGATTTTTATTTGTTTGAGCAATTTTATCCTGCTGCATCCTATACAAAATACAGTGGGATGCTCATAGCAATGAAAGAATTTGAATATAAGAGATTTGTATTAGGACCCGAATTATTCTTACTATCTTCTATAAGAACACACTATTTTAATTTAGATGACTTTGAAGGCGCATTAGATATTTGGTACTGGGATAATTTCAACCTTAGTGCATACTACGGCTCTTCAGTAAAATATAAACTGACTGACAAATTTATGTTCGGGACTAAACTTAGAAGCTGCTACACCTACTCTCCTTCAGATAAAACTATTGGGTTTCGTAAGGCAACTCCCTATATACTTTCAATAGGTTGTAATTATGATTTTTAAATTGAAAATACTACTCCTACTGATTCTACCTCTATCTCTGATAGGGCAAACATTTACCCACTCAGGTACTATCAGAACTGATGCAGGAGCCGGAATACCAGGAGTAACAGTCAAACTTTACAAGAGAGTTACACCTACTATTACAGGATTTACAAATCAGCAGAATTACAACGGCCACTCCTACTATAGGTCAACAGGTTCAGCATTTTGGTTAACAGCCAAAGCTGCTTGTGAGAATATGGGTGGACACCTAGTAACAGTAACTTCGGCAGCTGAAAATAGCTTTATTTTTAATCTATGGCCATCCGGCTGGATTGGACTAACAGACGAAGTAACGGAAGGACAATGGAGATGGGTAACAGGAGAACCTTATTCATATTCTTCTTGGAATCCTGGAGAGCCAAACAACGCAGGTAATGAAGACTACGTTCAGTTTGTTGGTAGTGGTAGATGGAATGACCTACCAAACAACCAGAGTTTACCTTACGTACTAGAGTTTGAATACATAGTTACAACAACAGCCTGGGCTGTGGATGCAACATCAATCACAAATGCTAATGGACAATACTCTTTCAGCCGCCCAACCAATCCTTCAGTGGAATGGTACATTGAAGTAGTAGTGCCTACAGTCTCTTCTAATTTATCTACCGCAGACTTTGATGGACCCGGTGATGTGGTGTTAGGAAAGACAGCATTAAAGCCTTTCCATTACCATAAGTACGATTTGAATAATGACAGCAAGCTCACAGTAGGAGATATTTGTTGGATAGCAGATGTAATAAACGGAGCACCTTTTATAAAAAATACTCTACTCTTTACAAACTCACAATGGACTAGCTTGAACACAGGGACGGCTGATCTCAGAAGCACCATCCCAGGTACCACCGGTGCATTTACCTTCACACCAACCTCAGGAGGAACAAACAACTTCTATTTATTATCATCTGGATATTACAACCAAGCTACCCTCCAATACTAATTTACTATTATGATAAATCCAATCCTTGCCATGTGCTTCTACGTAGCTAGCGTAACTTCGAATGCTAACCTAGCCGGTATCGACAATCAAAAATTTACTTTCGGACTAAGACAGATCACCGAGGACGTTCTCAATGAAAGAGGTAATCCTTTGTGCGACCAAAGCGATAAAAATGCTAGCCCGGTTTACGTTACGGTGACTGAAATTAAAGCACCTACTCAAGGTATCAGAGTAGGACCTTTTGAGTTTAAGCAGAAGAAAACAATCGTTGAAGTAGATATCGCAATAGGTTCGACAGTCCACCACGGAGTAGGTAGAGCTAATACAAACGTTGCTGCTACGCTAATGCAGCTCCAGGATGAGACTCTTGCATTCGAAAGAACAGAATTTTCAGTAGCTGTTAAGAAAGCTATCGTTGACGCCCTAAAGTAGGTCTATTTATATCAAAGGGTTGCCGTAAATTGTTTTCTTAATTAGTTCTACAAGTTTAACTTTTTAAATAAAAATTTATGGCATTTTGGGACATTTTTAAAGATAAAAATGACTTCAACGAGAAGACAATCGTTGGCTTTTTATCATTCTCGGTGATGGCTATCTTCGCAGGAGCAGACATAGTAACAGGTATTTTAGGTAACCAACTGGTAATCAGCGATACAATCTTTAATTCATTTGTAATGATTACGCTAGGTGCATTTGGTATTGCAGAGGCAGGAAAGATTTTCGGAGGAAAGAAAGAAGAGAATAACGATTAAAAATTAGATTATGAGCTTAAAAAGTTTACAAGAGAAGATGGGTATAGCTGCTGACGGCGCTTTTGGTCCCGGAACAATGAAGAAAGCAATGGAGTTTTATAAGTTGACTCCAGTGAGAGCAGCTCACTTCTTCGCTCAAACAGCCCACGAAACAGGAGGCTTCAAAGCATTTTCAGAGAACCTAAACTACTCCGCCCAAGGCCTGCAAGGTATCTTCGGCAAGTACTTCCCCGGTAACCTCGAAGAGTCTTACGCCCGCCAGCCTGAAAAGATTGCAAACCGAGTCTACGCCGACAGGATGGGCAACGGAGCTGAAGCATCAGGAGATGGATACAAGTTCAGAGGCAGAGGAGCTCTTCAGTTGACTGGTAAAGCCAACTACGAAGCATTTGCAAAGTACTTAGGCAATGACGAGGTCTTGACTAACCCTGATACGGTTGCAACTAAGTATGCTTTCGAATCAGCTATGTTTTTCTTTGAAAGAAATAAGCTATGGACTATCTGTGATAAGGGCATCAACGATGCAGCTATCCTAGAGCTCACCAAGCGCATCAACGGCGGTACTCACGGACTTGAAGACAGAAATGCCAAGACCAAGAAGTACTTCGAGTACGTAAAGTAATGAAACAAACTGCCATCTTTCTTTCCATCACCACTTCTCTTTCATTCGGCTGCTCTTATTTTCTAGAGCTGACAATGGGTAATTTTGAGCAGTATCTTGCTCTGATTGCTGTAGTGTTTGTGGATGGGTTCTTCGGAATTATAGCCGGGATCAAGAGAGAGGGCTTCAAGACCTTTAAGGCTGTGAAGGTGCTGCAGAGAGCAATAACTTGGGTGGTGCTGCTGACTGTCATACTGATGGTAGAGAAAGGATTTGCAGGTACCAGTTGGTTATCTGAAACCATTATCGTACCTTTCATACTTCTACAGCTTATAAGTGCTCTTAAGAATGCTTCGATGTCAGGCTACATTCAGATAGGGGATCTAAATAAGATCTTAGATCGAATAGATCCTCACAAAGGAGAAAGAAAAGAATAAAAGATAAGGCCCTTACGGGCTTTTTCTATTTATAATATATGCAGAAGTTAAAGCCATACCTCTTCCCAATACTTGTAGGACTATCAGCACTATCAGTCTCTGCATCCGCTGCATTTTATTCTGTTAGTGGATTAACTAAGTTATTTGCTGGCGCCGCTCTAGAAGTAGCAATCATGGCCGGCTCTCTCGAAGTAGCTAAACTAGTAACAGCTTCTTTATTATACCAGTATTGGGATAAATTAAATAAAGGGCTGCGAACATACCTTGCAGTTGCTACTGTAGTGCTTATTATTATAACTTCTATGGGCATCTACGGCTTCTTATCAGCCGCTTATCAAGAAACAGCTAACAAAGCCAGCAATATTGACGCTAAAATTGCCCTTATAGAGACAAAGAGGGATAACATAAAGGAGCAGCTAGCAGTATATGCCTCTGAAAAAGAGTCTATCAACAGAGCGGTGAGTGATTTAAGAGCAGGACTAGCTAACAATGTTATACGATATAAGGATAAAGACGGGAACCTTATTACTACTACATCTTCTGCTACTAGAACAGCTTTAGAAAAACAGTTAGACCAGGCTATAGGGAGACAAGCTGCAATTAACGCTAAGGTAGATAAGTTTAACGATCAACTTTTTACATATGAAACTGATATAGTAAGTACTAATACCGGTAATGAGACAGCCGGGGAGCTAGGCCCATTAAAGTATCTATCAGGATTAACAGGAGTACCGATGGATAAGATTATAAATGCTTTGCTTTTAATTATAATTTTTGTATTTGATCCCCTAGCAATTTCACTAGTAGTAGCAGCTAATTTTGCATTTACCCAGATTAAATTAAAGATTAAAGAAGAGGAGGAAGTACCTGAAAGTCTTCCTATATTAGAAGGAGAAAGTATTCAAGAACTACACCAAGAAGACCTAGCTATAGAACAGCCACCAGCTGCCCCTTCTAAAACATACTCAGGAGACAGTTATCAAAAATTAGCTCGACAACCCGGTCACTATTACAAAGACATGAAAATTGAGAAAGTAGTAAATAAGGCTGGACGTACTTGGGATATTGTTGTAGGAGATAAGAGATACAAGATAGATAAAAGAGATATAGAAATAGTAAGTAGGCTCAAAGAATAGTTGAACTTCTAAGCAAAAGTTCGTATATTAAGGTTATGAATGATAAGAAAGTTACTGCTCAAGCGAGCGCCGTTGAGATTCTAAAGAAAGAATACCCGACCATCTATAACGGATATACTCAGATCCAGCAAGAGCAACTAGAACTCTTTGCTAAGAAGCACCTTGATTACGGGATGCATAACATCACTGCAGGCACCCAGCTCGCTACTGAAGATGAGATTGGCTTTGCTCTGACCGGGCTCTGGTATCGGATCTCCGATAAAGTAAGCCGATGGAAGAATCTGCTTATTAATCGACGAAGTGTTCAGAACGAATCCTTGATGGATACTTACCAGGACCTGGCTAACTACGGCATCATAGCTCAGTTAGTAGCTAGGGGGATGTGGAAGAAGTAAGATGGCAAAAAAGAAACTTCCTAAGGAGGTAAGCCTGGTTCGTGAATATGAAGTAGAGAAGTACGACACGAAGGAGAATAAAAACATCTCCTACAGTCAATACTCAATCTACAGTACGTGTCCACATCAGTGGTACCTTTCGTATCCGAAAAAGCTAGCACCTTATACTCCTAGCATCCATACTGTCTTCGGGACTGCACTTCATGAGACAGTCCAGAACTGGCTTGATGTACTTTTTAATGAGTCCGTGAAAGCTTCTAATGAGATCGATCTACCGGCCTATCTTATGGACCGGTTAAAGAAGACTTACAAGAAGGAGAGGTTTAGTAACGGAAACAAAGACTTCACCACTCCAGCTCAGCTCCAGGAATTCCACAACGACGGAATAGCGATACTAGACTACCTAAAAAAGAAACGAGCTATCTACTTTAGCACCAAGGGCACATACTTAGTAGGGGTAGAGATTCCGCTTATCCAGAAGCTTAAACCCGGGCTATACTTCAAAGCCTACCTGGACTTAGTCTTCTTTAACGAAGTTACAGGAAAGTATTTGATATTAGATATCAAGACTTCGACCAAGGGATGGAGTGACTATGAGAAGAAAAGCGATACTAAGATCTCTCAGATTCTATTCTATAAAGAATTCTTCGCCCAGCAGTTCGGTACTGATGTAGATAGCATCAACGTAGAATTTTTTATCGTTAGAAGGAAAATATTTGAAGGAGGGGAGTTCGTACCTAAGAGGGTGCAGCAATTCCGACCTGCTTCAGGAAAGATCAAAAGAGGACAGGTAATGTCCGGTTTGAATAGGTTTGTGGAGGAAGCCTTTAATAACTCCGGTCAATATATAGAAAAAGATTTTACTAAGAACGCATCAAAGAACAACTGTAGATTCTGTCCATTTAACAAAAGCCCTCTCTGCAATGCAGCTATTCTGTAGCCACAGCCTATTTATATATGTATATATAA